TGCTCCACAGAGGTGTACTTTGATAAATCAAAATCCTCAGCAACTTGACCAACTTCAAATGCTCTACTTATTGCAGTAATGCTTACTTGTCCTTCACCATTACTAATTCTAATCTTATTAGGATACATAACTTTATAAATTATTTTAAATTAAAAAGGAGGAGGAACTTCATCGTCACCGAATTCATTCCTCCTCCTAACCTTTAAATATGTCAAACTTGAAAGAAAATTTCCAATCGTAAAAGTACAAGATTAATTCATATTAACCAACCTTTTCAAAGATTTTCAAATCTTTTTTGATTGTGTATGATTTCTTTATTGAGCTCATCTTGTATAAGTTCAATTACTTTTCTGGTCAATTCTTTATCTATATAGATATTCATTGTGTTAGATGCAATACGAATACGTTCATCTTCTTTCATTTTTTCCAATTCCTGTAGAGTTTGTCTATATCTATCGATATTCTTCTTTAGGAAAATTGCTGTTTGGAATACATCTTCTTTCATATTATTCTACAATTTCCGCGTCACTTTCCGGCTCATACTCTTTCTTTTCTTCCATAGGGGCATTCTTCCATTGGTCAATAAAATGTTCAATGACACGTCGTCCGTCAGTCACCACCTTTTCCAGTTTCTCGTCCGGTTCCAACAGTTCGTCTGCCATCACTGCCGCAACGTGCTTTGCCTTCATTACTTCCTCTACAAGGTTGCTGTCTATCAGTTCGCCCAGGCTTTTCTTTGTAAGCAGGTTGAATGTAAGTCCTTCAATGATTTGCTTTCTCTTTGACATAGCGTTCAGCATAGCATTCATTTTGGGTGCGAACTGTTCTGCCTTCATATTCTCGAAGCTTTTGTCGTCAAATCCCTCGAACTTCTCTGCCGCCATGAACGCTACTTCGTATTCTTTAGGTGTCATTATCACGCCTGCCTGCAAGCATTCTGTACAGAATAGGATGAACTTCACATTGTTTCTTAGGTCTTTTTCCATAATCTTTCTTTATATTTAGTCAATACATTCTTCAATTGGTATATCGTTTATTGTCACCATCTCCCAATCTCCATCCATCATCTCATAGATACAATTGATTGTCTTATGGTCTGCAATGATTTCTTCATCAACACCTTTCTTTCTCCAGGTATTACTTTCTACCATTGCAGACCATTTTGTCCCTTCTTGGAACATCAATTTATTAGGGAGTTGTTTATATGTTGATTCTATGAGTTGACTTAACGTCTCTTCTGTCATAGGTCAATCAATACTTCTCAAGATAAGTGTTGCCTTTATGGTCTTTCCAGACGAGACATATCTCACCTTCTTTATCGATATTCACACTTTCGAATGTAATAGGATATCCATGATTCTCACCATCCTTTGTGACATAATGTGAAATCTTATAAGTGACTTCTTCATCCTTATCATACTTCTGGTAGAGTGAAGTGAATTCATCGTAAGTGAACATCGTTGCTTCATGGTCTTTTTCAGTAGGAAATGATATCATGTAACGTACAAGTTTACCATCTTTCACCTCTGTACCGACTATTGAATCAATCTTGAGTTCATCGATGACATCAATCACTTCAGCACAACGAAGCCTCCAGTCGTCAGGATACTTCTTCTTGCAGCTAAGAAGGTCTACTTCATTACCCTTCAATAGCTCTACGAATTCTTTTTCTCTTTTCATGTTTTTAATTGTTTAATTATAGTTTATGATTGTAAGATGAGTAATACTATAACAAATGTATAACATGGATTAATAATAGGATTTAACGTACTTCTCATCTCACTGTGTAAAGATACTACTTCTCGTTCATCTTTTGTACCTGTCAAGTACTCTTTCAAGTAATGTTTTGGCACTCTCAATATCCTTCTTGTCTCTTGTAGTCAATTCGTCACTTATAGTAAGTATACTATCAACAATCTTGAGTATTGTAGGGATACTTGATTTGAGCTTCGTCTGACCAGCTCTCGTCGTGTAGCTTATATTAAACTTATCCTTCTCCTTCTTGAGTGCTGATTGTGCTTCTCCATATGTAGCAAAGTAGCCTACATTATAGGTCTTGCCATGATGATAGAAAGTCACTCTCCATGGCTTCTTCAAGTTCCCTTTTGTGTAGTATATATTCTTCATAGTCTCAATATATCTCGTCTACTTCAACATCAATTAGAGATTCTATTCTATACACAAGTCCATTGTCAACTATCTTCTCAAACTTGATACCTGCTGCCTCAAGCTCCTCAGCTATTACATTCCTGTACATCCATCTTGGTCTTAGGTAGATGTATTCTTTATCCTTTTCAAGTGACAGGAGTATCTTGGTGGGAGAGTATTCTTCTTCCCGAATAATCTCCCTAATTCTCTTCATTGTGAGCTTCTTTGTCATAACGTATTGATGAACGTCATTACCTTCTTTAATTGTTCATACGACAAGTCGTTCATATTGTCAATGATACGTTCATAAAGCATCTCTCGTTCACTATCTTCATAGAACCTTGTTCCAATCTCGTCACCATCGCCATTCTTTGCATAGAGCACTTCACATTCGTCCATGTAGAACTCTTTGTTACTCTTGTCTATAAACGAAATGAAACCTAATGTCGCTGTCTCGTCACATGTACCAGTACATGTCATTGTTACTACTTCGTCCTCGTTGAACAATAAGAACTTTACTTGGTCTCCTACACTCAATGGTCTAAATACTTCGTTCATAATCTTTTTTGTTTTAAATTGTTACACATGTCTCTTCTTTTGATATTGTAAAGATACACCTTATTCTTCGACCACACAACAGGTCGACCATAAAATGTTGTCCAAATTGTGTACTTTTTCTTCATGTCCTTCCATTCTTATTTATAGAATCCTATGATTAGCAATTAGTCGATACACGCGTCAGATATCAATCTCGCTGCACAAAACGCTTTATTTTATTCATTTTACCTTATTTCCATAAAAATAGAAAGGCCTTAGCAATCATCGCGACTCCTAAGGCCTACAATTACGAGAAAATTTCACTAATTATGAACAACGAAGTCAGTGTGTATTGTTAGTTTTCATCTGTCTTAGACGTTGTCTTATCAAGTCTTTCTTGCTTGTTCCTTCTTCCTCTTGAATTATCTCTGCTTCAGTGTATTCAATAGGTTTCATTTCGTTTATGAATTGTTCATTCTTCTTTTCCAAGTCGTTCCAATCGTATTGTTTTATGAGGTCTCCAGGTAGCATTATCTTTTCTTGTCCAAGGATATTCTTATTGAATCCGTTGAAGTCTTTATACCAGGAGCTTGCGAGTTGGTTTATCATTATCTCAGGCCTTATTCCTGACTTTGCACTTACGAGTCCAATGATTATACTGTTTATAGGTATATCACGCATCACTCTGCTTATGTTCTCTCCTCCATGTATTGTTGCGTTTATATCTATTTTTCCGTCAACTGTAAGTTTGAGTTCATTTCCTTTTACTTCTTTTCTTGCTTGCTCCAGGATTGCTCTTATTTCTCGTGATATAATCAATGCTTTCGTCTCTTGACCTCTGTCGATATAGTCTTCGTATTTGAGTTGTAGGTCCGTGAGTATATCATTAAGGATTTCTAATCGTCCCGCTTCTGTTGCTACACGATACTTATCACTCTTTACTACGTATTTATTTTGTCTATTCTCAATTATTGACTTATTTTCATTATAGAATTTTGTCAATTCTCCATCTTCCAAGTCATATCCTTCTCTCTTCTTGATTGTCTTCTTGACATCCTTTATTGAATACATAGAACCAAATAAGTCAAGAAGCGTTGGTGTCAACTTTGCAAGCGCCTTACTTCTATCATTATAAAGGTCAAATGTATGCATATATTTTGACCGTGCTCTATTGTATTGAGCAAGTAGTGGTACAATGACTTTTGCACGAATTTCAAGTGCATCTTTGATATCTTCTTCTTTTGCACCACGATTTTTCATTACTCCCTTGAGATTCACGTATTTAAGGTCGATTGAATGCAACACACCGTTATGACCTTCATATGTGACAAATCTATCAGGACATTCGTCTAATTTGATACGAATTCTTTCATATTCCACATAAGCATCCTGCATATGTTTAGAGGCTATCTGAACAAAGTCAGGAGCCTCTTTAATTATATCTTCTCTACTTACCTGTGTCATTTCTTATGTTACTTATTGTAATTATCGGTAAAGATATATAAAACATCCTTTCTATGCTATGGGTTTTGTGATTCAATACCAAACATCATTCATTAATTGTGTCTCTTCAACGATTTCTTCATTATCTTCTTGAGACATTACAAATTGTTCGAATGTAAGGTCTTCATCTTCTTGTTCTAATAAGTAGTACATAGGTTTACGAATTTTGTTTGTTATAATACTTTTCAATTTCTTTTTTCATTATATCAATCTCCCAAGGATTGATTAGAAGGTCCATTTTCAACACTTTTGCTTGGTTCAAATAATCTTTCTTATTATTGTACTTTACATTCTGTATTGAATGTACATCAAGCTCCACATAGTAGAGGTTTTCTTTACCAATCACAATTGGTTCGAAATTCACACTATAGCAACTTACGTTATGATAATTCTCATTTTCGTCTTTATAGGTGAGTACGAAATTACATATGAAACCATCATTATTATCATTGTATATTTTTGTCACTCTCTTTTGATAGAGGTGTGCGAGTAATTTTTGTACCATTTTTCTTTTATTTATATAATAAGTTTTAACGCTCCCCTAATTCCGGCCTCTAATGCTTCTTCGTAGGTATCCCACAGACCGCCATCATTAGGACCCCTGGAATCATCATCTTCCTGCCACGTTCCGTTATAGGCTTTCACTATAGCATAGCCATACCCTACGGCACTTCGGTATATTTCAATATGTAGGTTCTTGGTTTCACGCAGCCACTTTTGGGCAATGGATTGAGTTGGAGCAGAGATAGAGTAAACGTCTGTATTATAATTCTGGGCATCGTAGCTTTCATCTATCTCATACTCAGGACCACTACCTCCTTTATACACCAATTCATAAAAGCTACTAACATCTTCTTTAAATCCTGCCGCCTTTAGTAGCTTCGCTGTCTCTAATGTTACAAGTTCTTCGGTCA